ACGTTACCAGTATCAAAGTCGCCATCCATGCTGTTAGACAATGGGGTACGAACAAAGTGCTTCATGCCGTTAGGCACATCAGTGGTCAAGAACCATGCATTGGTATCGGTCAAGAAGTGGTTAATTGTGTAACCTTCAGAGACAGAACCGTTGTTCTTAATTGCATTGATGTCGTTGTTGTTTGTACCAACACGCAATTCAGTTTCAAGCAAACGAGTTGCAACGAACTGGAGAGCGGGAGGAACAACCAACTTCTTAGGTTTAGCAGCAATCAGCAAACCACGCTCATCTGTCCATGCAGCAATAGCTATAACAGCGTTTTCCAACGATGTCTCATTCAAGTCTGCTTGGGTAGTTGGGGTGTTAGCGTTAGTACCGCCAGAAACCAATGGGTGAGCCGTAGAGAAGAGAGCAACACCGTCACCACCAGCATAAGCCGATGAGAAGCCGTTGTTCAAAACTGCTGCTGCTTTAACCTGCTTGGTGTAAGCCATAGCACGAGCCAGACCCTTGGTATAACGTGCAGACAGTGAGTCATACAAGTTATCTTCAATTGCCTCTTCCGTTAGGGAGAAGCCAAGAGCGATAGTCTCATGGTTGTAGCGAGCAGTCCATGCTTCTTGTGCATTGTCATAAGCGATGGCAGAGCCTTCGTTTTTGACAGGAGCAGCGCTAAAGCCTGACAGTTTTGTTTCTTCTTCAAAAGAACGCTCAGAAGTCTCTGTTTCGTAGATTTCTTTATGTTCTTCACCATAACGAGCGTACTCCAGACCGAACAAGGCGTTCAAGCCGGGGAGCAACTCTTTCAGTAGTTGTGCACGTGAAATAGCCATTTAAATGCTCCTTGTTTAGCCGAGAGTTGAGCCAGTTGCGTTGTAATACTCATGGAAACCAAAATTGAGTTTTACGATTGCTTCTGGATATTGGGTGAATACAAAGGTCGAGCCTGACGCAATGCTGGAAACGTTTGATGGTGTAGCACCGCCAGCGTTAACAGTAGTAGGTTGGGCATTGATAGTGACCGATGTTGCGCCAGCAGCGGCTGCTGAAGAAACAAACGAACCCGTACCAATATATTGACCATTTGAAGCGAGGTAGCCAACTTCTGTACCTACTGGAAGTGCTAGTGGAATACCACCAGTACAAGCAATAGTTGTAGAAGTAACGGCACTTGTTGAAACAACTTGACTTGTGATAGCAGTGTCAGGAACAACACCAACTAAACGCAAAGGCAATGTGCTTGTGGTGTTGTAAGACGTAGACAAAATTCCGTTAGAAGAATTGCCTGTGTTTACGTTACCAGCAAGGTTAGTTGCCGCAAAGTTTGTACCAACTTGGAAGTTGTTTACGGAACCGACTGTAGTACCACCAGCAGTAGTAATTGCAACAGCCTTGAACAATGTGTCAGGGTCATCACAAATAATTGCTTGGCAATCACCAGCCAAAGTACCAGCGGGCCAGTACTGAGCAAATTGTTTTTGCTTAGTAGTTGGGTTGGTATATGTACAGCCCAAGAAAATGCCAACTTGCCCGTAGTTAGCAGCACCAGCGGCAGCAGAAGTGCCATCGGTAACAGCAACACGAGTAATGTAGCCTTTAGTGGTCGAAACAAAGTCGCCATAAAAAATATTGATGTTGTAACCGTACTGGATAGGTAGGTAACGTGTCGAGCCAGCAAAGACTTGACCACCAATAAGATTAATAGGCTTTAGCCCGTAAGGGGCATTAATCGTAGGATAAGCCATCTAAATCTCCAAAAAGTTAAGTTCCTTTACCAAAACTTGCCGAGGATTTGTTCTCTTTGAAGAGCGGCATCCTTGGGTCGCTTTGACGCATAAGATTATTGTCCACAGCCTCCGTCTGTTGCTTCGTTATGTCATCGTAGTATTTCGCACGTTGCTCAACGAATTCTTCAGGAGTCTTGCATAACAACAATCCACCAATCTCAATATTGCCGTTAAAACGACTATTGGGGTCGATTAGCAGTTTAAACTTCGGTTGCTCTTCAATCTTCACTGGCTCATAACCTTCCCGCATTGCTTTGGAAATATTACGTGGGTCAGCGTTGTTCAATAAAGAAACACGAATCCATCTGTACTTGTAACCGACTTCCTTGTCAGGTTCTGGCAAGAGTTCAGGGGGCATCCACTGCTTTGGACGTTCCACTAAGGCACGAGTTTCAAGTTCACGGGGTTTTTTGTTGGTCGTCATATTAGGACTCCATTTTTAGCACGGCTTGTGCATATTGTTCAGGGGTAAGACCAAGTTTCTTAGAAATTGCCATCTGAGACTGCGTCAATCTAATTTTCTTGGGGGATGTGCTACGTGTTGCAGGAGCAACGTTTGTGCTTGGGCGTGTACGAGGTGACTCGTTAGTTTCTGTGTCGGTCTCAAATTTCTCTGGGAACCGTTTACGCATCGTATCATCAATGCGTCTGTAATACTCTTGTGACGAAAGCGCTACACCTTCATCTTTTAGTTGCTCGTGTACAGCCAAAGCCATACCCGTCATTATTTTGTCTTCACCAAACCAACTATTACGTTGTTGCCATTGTAATGCTGATTGGTCAGGACGAGGTGCTGCCACCCTTTGGGGTATTTGTACATCAACTTCTTCGACTTGTAAAGGGGTATGTTTAAAATTCTTTACCTTGTCGCTTTTTAAGGAAATTTCAGTCAGGTTTTGCTGGGCTTCCATCATCCTGTCTGTATCGCCAGACTCATATGCTTCTTTATAAGCACGTTTAGCCTGTTCCATTTCCAGTGCAACCGCCTTAGATATAGAGGCAAGAACGCTTTTTTCGCTCTCGTTAATACCCGCTTTGAGGCGTTTATTCTCTTCTACTAGGCGCTGGGCAAGAACAATAGCCTCTTGCTGCTCACGGAAAGCCTGTTCTTTATCACGTCTTTCGTCATGAGCCAGTTTCTTCATCTGCAAGAGTTTCTTTTTAACTTTTGCAGAGTAATCGGTCAGTTCATCGTCATAGAGTTCTTCTTTGACGTTGTCTGGAAGGGGGTCAACCCTATCTTCTTCTGGTCTATCGTCCTCAATTTCAATTTCGATATTGACATCTGGCTTCTCTTCTCCCTCTCGTGCAACAATTTCTGTTGCCTCATCGGGGAAGGTATAACCGGGTTTTTCAAATTCTGGCATTTTGTACGCTCCTTATTTGCGTTTAATTCCTCTGGGGTCGTCCACAACTCCCTCCACGGTATCGTCATTAATCATGCGGAAATCTTTGCCATGAATGACAAGACGTGAGCCTGAATTGGGACGAACGAGGATGAAATCACCTTTTTTACACCACGCTCCAGAAGGAAAACGGGTGGGGTCTTTGTAGCAATCTGGACCTAAATCCACTACAAATAGGACAGTTGTAAGCATTTCTTCATGGCGCATGGTTTCATCGGCTTTAATCAAAGACAAGCCGCTGTCACCTAATTCCATTTCTTCTTCGACTTCAGGAATCGCACACAGAATGTGGTATCCGCTTGGGCGAGGAAGTTGTTTTGCTTTTTCTTCAACAGTTTTACTGATTGAACCAATTATTTGTGGGTTGTCTGGATTGGTAGCCAGTAGGATTTCAGTCGTCATCAGACTCCTCAAGGTTTTTTTGTAGGTCTTGGATGTTTAAACGGGCAGTAAGAAGACCTTTTATCTCACCAACCATTGCTTTGTACTCCACGTAGTCTTTGGCGCTACCGCTGCCCAAGGCTTCTTGAAGTTGTGCCACTTTGTCATCTATCTTTTCAGAGAGAAGTTTTAAAATTTTGTCGTTCATGTGTTGCCTTTATTGATTCGGGCATTTTCTTTGGCTACGTCTACGCCAAGGCGCAGTTTTTCCATTTGCAATTTTTCTTGAGTTTCAATGGCATGGCGTTCAGCCTCTGCTTGAAGTTTTATAGATTCGCCTTGAGTTTGAGCCTGAATTCGCTGTTGCTCAACTTGAATCTGTGCCATCTTCGCTTGTGAGTCTGCGGCATCTTTTTGTTGTTTACGTTGCAAGTCTGCTTGTTTGAGTTGCAATTCTTGCTGTTGTAATTGAACCAATGGGTCTTTTGCTTCCTCGTCTGCCTTCTGTTGGGCGGCTTCGCCCTTGTGAATTGCCAACAACTGCTGGCTGGCTTGGGCAACAAGACGGGACAACTGCACTTCGATAGTGGCTGGCAGTTCTTTGTCTGGCGCTGGGAGAGCAACGCCCATTTGTTTTTCGATTTGCGAACGGTACTGGAATCCCAAGTGTTCTGCCATGTGCGCTTGAAGAGCCGCCATAATTTGATTGGCTTGAGGATTTTGTCCTATGGTCTTAGTGACCACAGGGTCAGTCATAAATGCTTGGTGCGCTGCAATATGAGCATCGTGGTCTTGGTAGATAAAAGCCTTCATTGGCTTACCGTTGACCGCATTCATGTTCTCGCTAATTGGGTCAAGCGGATGAGCATCATCATCCAGTTTGACCAGTTTCTCTGCATTCTTAATACCCAACACTTCTAGCATCTGACGGTGCAGATAGGCTAGGTCATAGAGTTGGGGGGCAGTTTGAGCAAGTTGGATAACCGC